ATTGCGACGGCTCTCGAGGCTGTCGACAATTCCGGCGGCGGTACGCCTGCTCGCATCATCGCGCGTGCAGTGTAACTTAACCGGGTCGGAAGGAAGGATCTTCCCCATGCCAGAACCCATCTTCAACGCCAACGCCCCGGCTGAAGTCAGCACCATGACGATGACCGGGAATGGTGGCTTCGCGGCCGGTAGCCCCGGCTCTCAGAGCATCGTCGCCAAACTCATGGCGAACAACTACAACATCGAGTCCCTTCGCACCCAGGACTTCCTGCCCAAGGATTCCTGGCTGAGCTTCGACAACGCAGTCATCGAGATCACACGGCACCGTCTCATCGGCGTCGGCGATGTGCTCTCGCGTGGTCTCGTCTACAACGTTCCGAATGCGATGGGCGTCACGCGCATCGAATGGGAGCGCATGGGTGATATGGGTCCGGCCGAAATGAACATGGCCGGCGTCACCGAAGGTCGCAACGACACCCTCGGCTTCGACCTGGTTGGCTTGCCTCTCCCGATCGTCCACAAGGACTTCTGGATCAATATCCGCAAGCTCACGGCATCGCGAACCGCCGGCCAGCCTCTGGATACCACGCAGGCGGAGATTTGCGCCCGCAAGGTGGCAGAGCGTATCGAGTCCATGCTCTTCCTCGGTGACACCACCCTGGGAACAAACAACACGATTTACGGCTACGCCAACGCACCGAACCGCATCACCGGCTCGACCGGCACTTCCTGGAACACCGCAACGGGCGCCCAGATCCTTGCCAACGTGATCGCCATGATCGCGGCGGCACAGGCCAAGGAGATGTACGGTCCGTTCATGTTCTACGTCTCCTATGGAGCGATGTCGAACCTGGGCAACGACTTCAAGGCGGAGTCCGACAAGACGATCCTCCAACGCATTCTGGAAGTTCCTGGAGTTGCCGGCGTCAAGTCGTCGTACTATATCCCGGCGAACGGGTCGACGGTCATCGCAGTGCAGCTTACCAGGGATGTCGTCGACATCGTTCATGGCTTCGACCCGACGGTCGTGCAGTGGGAGTCCCTCGGCGGGATGGTTCAGAACTTCAAGGTCATGGCGATCATGATCCCGAGAGTGAAGAGCACCATCATCAACCAGTCGGGTATCATCCACTTCACCTGAGGAGGGCGGGATGCCCAAGTACATTCTCAGGAGGGGTCAAGAGCACTGGGGAACCAAGAACGGTTTGCCGTGGCTCTTTATAGGTGACGATCCAGACAACTGTGTCGTCAACCTGAATGTTCCTCAGTACCTGCAGATGCAGGACAAGTTCACCACTGAGACCGCTGTACTTGACGTCCTGGCCGCCCAACAAGAAGCACACCGGATCCAGACAGAGCTGGATGCACTCCAGCTAGAACTTGCTGGGACTGGGTATACTCAGGAGGAGTTGGTCGCTCCTCAAGTCATACCGTATCGGCCTCCGAATATTCCAGGAGGAGGTCCTGCAGAACTGGTAACCCGAAGAATCGCTACTGACACCGACAACGACGAGGAGATCGAAGAAATGGAAACCTATATTCTCAAGCCGGGTCAGGAGCACCACGGCTTCAAGAAGGCGGAGAAAGAAGGAGAGCCGGATGTCCGGCACCTCTACACCGGAGAGCCGGGGAACAACAAGGTCGAGCTGACCGAGGTCCAGTTCCTGCAGCTCAAGGACAAGTTCGAGTCCGCGAAGACGCAGGACGAGAGGCGTGAGCTGGAGAAGGCTGCCGCCGACGCTCGTGCCCAGCTGGAAGAGGCCCGTACCAAACTGGCCGAGAAGGGCATCAATCTCAATGACCTCCTCGAATCGACGGCGACACCGTCCCCTACCCCTTCCTCGCCCGAACAACCTTCCTACGCAATCGACACTGATCCGGAGACTCGGCTGAAGAAGGAAGCTTCCTTTGCCGCCAGGGCGATGACGGAGGCAGACGAGAAGCGTGAAGCGAAGAGCTCTGCCACCTCTGATCAGATCGTGCCTCCCAACGTCTCTGAAAAGAAGAAGTAGGCGGAAGGGCTGCTAGATGCCAGTCGCCGTGAGTAAACTACGAGCCTATGCCGGTTTGCCCCCAGTGCAGACTGTGCCTGACTCGACGCTACAGATTTACTCCGACATGGCCACAGTAATCGTCACCGAGGACCTAGCAGGAAAGGGACTCACCGACGACCGGCTCGACGCTATCGAGCTGAATCTAGCAGCCCACTTTGCCATCATCTCGCTGGAGCGGGGTGGGCTTATTCGCCAAAAAGTGGGCGCCTCAGAGGAAGAGTATGCTCCCGTAAATGGGAAGAACTCCCTGAGTACCACACTCTTTGGTCAACAAGCTGCAGCCTTAGACACATCAGGAGCCCTAGCTGCTTTGACGGCTCCTGCCTTGAGGGCTCGTGTTGAGGTAGTCTAGTGGTCATAGGTGCAAAGGCATATTTTGATACGGCAACCTACTGGGGTACTCCTGTTCAGGGAGGCTTCGGGGAGCCTGTCTTTGGTGCCCCTCAACTCGTGAAGTGCCGCTGGGAAGATATCACGGAGATCTTCGTTGACATGGAGGGCATCGAGAGACGCTCCCGTGCTAAGGTTTGGACCTTCGCTGCCTTGGAGGTTGAAGGCTACATCGCACATGGTGACCACCTAACTGTGACGGATCCAACCACACTTGATAATGCACTGTCGGTTCAGCGTGTCGACAATATCCCCGATCTCAGGGGATTACACGCCGAGAAAGTGCATTACCTATGAGCAAGAAGGTCTCCAGGTTCCACACCAACATAGGCCCCAAGCGTGGAGATAATGCTGCTCGTGAGGGAATGAATGCCGTAATTGCCAACTTCCGGCGACTCACCGAGCACCTGGAGAACGTGTCTCCCGACGTGCTGTACAATGCTCTGGAACCGGCTTTTGAGCTGTCCAAGGAGTATTGCCCTGTTGATACAGGCGCTATGGTCGATTCTGGCTACCTGGAGATCTCCACCTTCCGCGGAGTCCCAACGGTCGAGATCGGCTATGGCAGGGCTGGGAATCCTCCATATACTGTGGAGGTTCACGAGAACCTGGAGTGGAGGCACAAAGATCCTACCAGAGCCAAGTGGCTTCAAGTAGCGCTGGCTGAAAGCGCTGGGCAGATTCAAGACGATATCCGTCGAGGGTACCGTGATGCTGGAGGCTTTTAGTGCCTCAGCTCCTCCCCTCAGAACACGTCAAGAATATCCTGGTCACCGACGGCTATCAGTTTGGCAATGGCCCTGGTGACTGGCGACTCTACATTGGAAAGATGCCCCTGGAGCCAGACAGGGTGATCACTATCTACGATGCTGGCGGTTTGGCCCCCAATCCTAGGTGGTTACTCAACTACCCACAAGTTCAAGTACGTGCACGGGGATCCCAATCGGATTACCAACTCTCCGGACAGAAGGTCTTTGAAGTTCGTGAGAGGCTGTTGGGGAAAGAGAGTTTCACGGCACCTAGCGGAGACCGTATCGTCTCCATTACGGGAATGGGAGATGTATCGTTTACTGGATGGGATGATGCCAGCCGACCTTCTTGGGTCTTCAACCTGTCCATGATAACGGAGCCTACTCCATCGACTACGCCAACTAATCGTGAGCCACTGTAGTCAACCCAACTCGAACCCAACCCTCAGGGGGTGAGACATGCCCAAAAAGATTCAAGTGTCATCCGACAATATCACCTGGTACACCCTTCCGGGTAACTCAGGTGAGGTCCGCAATGAAGCCGGCGAGCTGGTGGATACGATCTTCGGTCAGTCCTACCAATCATCGGAGGCAGGCCTCATCACAGGGTCGATCAACGCCAACGCGTACTACAAAGGGTTCGCGGGCTACATCGTTACCCTGGCCAAGGGTGGTACCCCCGTTGCCATGACAGCGGAGCCGATGGTCCTGGTGTCCGGCAAGACGTACATCATCACGGCAACAACGAAGCAGTTCATCGACGTCAATACGGTCACCAATGTGTTCGTGACGGCGGTGAACCAGAATGCCAACGTCGAGAGCATCAATTTCGTGACGGGTGAAGTCACCTTCATTTCCTCCTACACTCCTGGTGGTGCTGTCACGATCACCGGCGCCTATATCCCGACAACCGCAATTGCCAAGAGCCGGACGTTCACCCTCACGCAGACAACCGACGTGATCGACAATACGGACATCCCGACGGCCAAGTCCAACGGGGGCTACCGCACCTACCAGCCAGACGGACTCAAGACGGTCAATCTGGAGATCGGGGGCGTGTACGCTGTCGCCAATGGCTTCCTGGCAGCTCTGCAGGGACGCATCCCCACGTATATCCTCATCAACCCGGACAATACTTCAGCCTCCGTTGCGAAGGGACTCTTCAAGTTCAGCGCACAGGGGCAGTCGGGTGATGTCGGCGCCCTCGAGGAGGAAACACTCTCCCTCCGCCTGAACGTTCCTGCAGATCCAGCAACTGCTATCCCGTGGAAGACTCCATTCGCGTGGAAGCACACGGGTGCGACGACGCTGTCGATGGCCGTCCAGAAGACGCTGGATGCCTGGCAGAACAGCACGATGATCTACGTCAAGTACCTCTGGGACGGTACGACCGGCTTCTCTGGCCAGGCTACCGTGACCGATGTGTCACTGGCGGGTGGTCTCGAGTCGATGAACACCTTCACCGCAAACTTCCAGCTATCAGGAGCGATGACGGTTATCCCATAACCCGCATACACCACAACTAGACGCGCACAGCCAATGGAGGCAAACATGGCTAGCGACGAGGGTACCACTACTGGCGGCAACGGCTCCGTCAGATTGACAAGGGCAGAACTCCGAGCAGCGTTCTTTGCTCCGGAGCATGCCGAGATCCATCCGACTCCCATCAACTGGAACGGCATCACGCTCGACTGGTACAGGCCGACGATCGATCAGGTTGACAAAGCGCGTGAGCGTGTCAGCGCGGAAGGCCGCAACTTCATGGTCCAGATGATCATGGAGTACTCCTACCCCGAGGGGAACCACGAGGAGAAGTTCTTCGAGGAGGACGACTACGACAAGCTCGTGGCGCTTCCTCTCTCGGGGGAATTCAACGACGTCGTTCGCCGAATCAGTGAGGCTCTTGACCTGAGGGTGGAGGAGAAGACAAAAAACTGAGAACCAACCCGCTCCGTTACAATCGGATGATGGTGGCATTTGAACTGAAGAAGACCCTCAGTGAATTTGATGCATTAGTCGATTGGGATGAGTTGGGTTGGTGGTTCGCTTTCTTCATGCGTAAGCAGGAACTCGAAGCAAAGTCCTCTGCCGAAGCGCGTAGACGGAGCAAGAGGAGAGGCGGGTGATCAATCTAGGTGACGTCACCTTTAATCTAGGTGCAGACACCCGTGGTCTTAGCGGTGCTGTGCGCCAGCTCCAACGTTTCGGCGGTGCGGTTAATGCGGCACAAACTGGTGCTGCCCGCTCCGCTGAACAGTCTGCTGCTGCCTTCCGTAAGCAAGAGGCTGCAATTGTTGATGCCCTGAACAGCACTCTCCGGTTGACAAACCAGATGCGCAATGTCAAGAACGGCGCGCAGTATGCCAATCAGGTCACACGTTCATTCCGTGAACTGAACACCTACCTTACTAGGGGAGAACGCTCTACGCTGAATTTCCAGCGGGCTATGGAGCGTTTCAAGACCACTACTGCTGCTACTACTCGTGAGTTCAAGCAGTTCGAGAACGCCGCCAACAACAACGTTCGCGGTGCTGGCAAATTCCAGAACATGATGCACGCTCTCCAGAGGAGCTCTGTTCTCGTCCAGGGCCCGCTGGGCGGTGCTGCAACACGTATCTCTGCCTTCACAAGCCTACTGGGCTCTGCCGGGGGCGCCACCGTTGCATTCGTTGCGGGCATGGCCGCAGTGGGCTACGCTGCGTTCAAAGCTGGAGAGGCGATGCTCGAGGCTGGCAAGGCATATCAAACCTACATCAACCAGCTAGAGGCCGTAACCGCTAACCACGATCAAGCTGTCCTGATGTTTGAGGGCCTCCTCAAGATTGCCAAGTTAACCGGGCAGTCAATAGGACAGCTGGGCACTGCGTTCGCTAAGTTCACCATTGCGGCCAATGGTACTGGCCTGAAGATGAAGGACGTCGAGCGTGCATTTACGGTTGTCTCCGCAGCGTCCACTAAACTACAACTAACCGAGGAACAGACAGAAGGCATCTTCAGGGCCCTTGAGCAGATGATGTCCAAGGGTACCGTCCAGGCTGAAGAGCTGCGTGGGCAGTTGGGTGACCGCTTGCCTGGTGCTGTTCAGATCATGGCCAGAGCCATGGGAGTCGGTACTGCCCAATTGCAGGAGATGATGAAGAAGGGTGAGGTGCTCTCTGCAGAGGTGCTCCCCAAGTTCATTGAGGAACTAGGTAAGACGTATGACCTCCTTGACAAAGGAGGCAATATTAAGCCGATCGATAACTATACGGCTGCCGTAAATAACCTGAGTACCGCTTGGTTCGAGCTCACTCTAGCCATGGAGAAGGAGTTTAACGTTACGGGTAAGGTGACGAATCTGTTCAAATTCGCTACGCAGGAGTTGGATAGGTTCCGCCATGATATCCACAATATGAAGACGGAATTTCAGGAACTTGGGGATCATGCTGTTGTTATTGGCAGACTGATTAGGAAAGGTTGGACGGAGGACGTCTGGCCTCATGTTATTAAGGAGTGGAATTCAGCTAGTGCATACTTCACCAAGTTCTTTGGACGGCTAGGTATTCAGTCGGCTGCGACCAATGCATTCGTCAATAAGTCATTCAAGGACATATCGAATGAGGTCATTGATACATTTATCAATCTAGCTGCGGCCATCCCTAATATCCTGAGTGCCATCCCGAAGACGTTGGCAGTCATAACTATCGACGCCATCAACAGCATGCTTCAACTCATCCAGGATGGTATGAATGCCGTCATCATGATATTTGAGCCCTGGAAAGATGAAGCCTTTATGCCTGCCTTCATGAGCGATATGCTTAAGCAGGGGGGTATGGTAATTCCTCCAATCGACAATTCAAAGCTGAAGGATTCCCTTGCCAAAGATACTGCTGACATTGAAGAGATAATGAAGAGGCAGCACCATGTTGTCGAAGCTGCAGTGACGGACTTAGAGAAGTACAATAAGCTAGTAGAGGATCAAAGACGAGGGCGTATCGCAGTCAAGCAGGCTATGGAAGGTATTGGCACAGAATTTACCAAGGCATCTACCAAGCCCTTCGAGTTGGATCCCAAGACGCCGGAGGGTCCGCGTGAACTGACTGAGAAGGAGATCAAGGCTCTCGAGCGTAAGATGGAGGCCATCAAAGCCATCAACGATGCGATTGAGCGTACACGCGAAGAGGTTGAAGCCCTCGGGGGCACGGAGGCCAACCTTAATGCTCTGAACGATCAGTGGAAGCGTGAGAAGGAAGTTGAGAAATACGCCAAGGCTATGCGGAAAGCTGGCCTAGAAATGGCGTTCGTCAAGCAGAAGTCCGACGAGCTCATGCAAGCTCTCGAGCTACGTGACCGACTTGAGAAACAGCGTGAAAGCCTCCTCGAGCTGAGGGATACCTTCGTCTCGAGGAGGCTTTCACGCTGTT